CTGAGAAGTATCTGCAGCTTCGCATGACTGACCTTATTCCGCATCTTATTAATGCAATACAAGAACTTGCAGGTCGTCTTAAGGTACTGGAAGGTAAGTAATGGCTACCACCTTCCCCTTCTCGATTTGTAGATAACTGGACCGCTGACGCGGAAATTTCTTGAAAGGAAAAATCATGATGCCTCTCCCTATCCCTGACGATGCCCCCTTCGACACCACCTCGGTCCCGCGTGGCTGGAACCGCAAGATGACCCAGGAGGAAGCCGATGCGGCCAACGAGGCTTTCCCTGTGCCGCCCTACGGTAAGACCTTCTATCCGCCGAAGCCGGAAGGTGATCCTGCCCTTCAGAAAGATATCGTGCGAAATGAATAGAACCTGGGTCTACGCCAGCGATGGGCGGGTATTCGAGAAGGGCTCCCCCGAGTACGCAGCGTACCTGAACGAGCGGCGCAGCGGCGCTCCGATGATCGCCAAGGACGAGGGGGAGTTCGTCTCGCCAATCGATGGCAAGACCTATAGTGGCCGGGCGGGTATGCGCGAGCACAATCGTCGCCATGACGTGGTGAACTGGCGTGACTGCAAGGGCCTGCCTCAGGAGATGCCCAAGGAGGCACCCAAGGGAGTGAGGGAAGCTGTCATTGAGGCGGCCAAATCGAAGGGGTATCTGAATGGACAATGAAATCATCGAGCAACCTGTTGAAGCCCCAACATTGCGCGAGACGCTGGAGAAGGTGGTCGAGGCAAGCCCGATAGAGGTATCAACCCCGGATCGGGAGACACCCGCGCAGGCTGCCCAGCGCGAGCGGGATGAACGCGGTCGGTTCGCTACCAAGGCTCCCGAAGGTGCCGAGGTGCCTTCCGAGCAGGAGGTGAAGGTAGCTTCCGAGCCTGTCCCTGCCGAGGAGGAGCAGCCGCACGAAGCTCCGAATATCGATAACGCACCAAAGTCGTGGAAGGCCAGCACGCGGCAGAAGTGGGCCAGTCTGGACCCCGAGGTGCGCGCAGAAGTACACCGAAGAGAACGCGAATCCACCCGGGCTATCAACGAGGCGGGGCCGGTCAAGAAGTTCGTCGGCGAGTTTCAGCAGGTCATTCAGCCGCACGCGGAGCGTTACCGGCAGACCGGCATGAACCCGCTGCAGGTGGTGCATAACCTGATGAACGCGGATGCCGTGTTGACCACGGCCCCGATGCCCCAGCGGGCGCAGTTCATGGCCAAGCTGATCCGCGACTACGGCATTGATATCCGCTCGCTCGATTCGGCGCTGGCCGGTGAGGATCCGTCGAACGAACCGCTGGCGCAGGTTGAGTCGCTCATCAACCAGAAACTCGCGCCGATCCAGCAATTCGTCCAGTCGTCGCAGCAGGGTCGCCAGCAGGCGCTGCAGCGGGAGTATTCGCAGCAGGAGCAGGTTATCAATGCGATGGCGGCGGATAGCCAGAAATTCCCCCATTTCGACCTCGTGGCACTTGAAATGGCCGACATCATGGAAGTTGCATCGCGTCGGCAGATTTACTTGACGCCCGAAGAAGCGTATAAGCGGGCTGTTGCCATGAACCCTGAAGCCCAGGCGGCAGAGCAAGGCAGAACTGGCCAGCAAAGAGCCCAAGTGGCCCACGATGCTGCCACCAGATCCCTTGGGGCATCGCTCTCCGTGAGTGGTTCGCCCGCTGGTCTGAAGCAGACTGTGGCTCCTGACGATTTGAGGGGAACCATCGAGGCCGCGTGGGCGGCGCATCAGGGGCGATAAATGAGCACCCTCATTTTCGCCTTCGCAGCGCTCCGCGACCCCAATGACCATCTCCTCACGGAGGCCGCGCGGGTGGCCCTCGAAGCGAATCCGACCCCTCCCTTGGAGGACCACGACGAAGCGCCCATCGAGATACCCCGGGACGAACCTTTGACTCAAATCGCGCCTCCGCTGGAGGCGGAGGAGTAATCATCATGGCATTTGCCAATGCGGCAATCTCGGACATCATCGCTACGACCATCCAGTCGCGCACCAAGACCATCGCGGATAACGTCACGAAGAACAACGCCCTTCTGACGTGGCTCTCCAAGCGAGGGAACATCAAGACGGTTAGCGGCGGCAACACCATCATGCAGGAACTGAGCTTTGCCGCGAACGGCAACGCCGGGTTCTACAGTGGTTATGAAACCCTCCCAATCGCGGCGCAGGAGGTCATCAGCGCGGCTGAGTACCAGTGGAAGCAGGCGGCCTGTCCTGTGACCATCTCGGGCCTTGAGCAACTGATGAACAGCGGTCCCGAGCGGATGATCGACCTGCTCGAAGCGCGTATCAACGTGGCCGAGTCCTCGATGCAGAACCTGATCGGGATCTCGCTTTATTCGGACGGCACGGGCTCAGGGGGCAAGGAGATCGATGGTCTGAACAAGCAGGTCCAGACTGATCCGACCGTGGCGGGTACGGTGGGCGGCATCGACCAGTCAACGGCTTCAGGGTTCGCTTTCTGGCGCAATCAGGTCTTGAAGACCGGAACTTCAGGCGGCGCGGCGACGGCGGCCAACATCGGCGACTACATGAATACGTTGTGGGCCAAGCTCGTGCGGGGTAATGACCGTCCCGATCTGATCCTGATGGATAACGGCTACTGGGGTTATTTCGTTTCCGGCCTGCAGGCTCAGCAGCGTTTCACGTCCAGCGAATCTGCCAACCGTGGTTTCGTGACCCTGAAATACATGGATGCGGACGTGGTGCTCGATGGCGGTATCGGCGGCGGGATGCCGGTGAAGACGATGTTCATGCTCAACACCAAGTACATCTTCTATCGCCCGCACGCCGATCGTAATATGGTAAGCTTGAATCCTTCCAAGCGATACAGCGTGAATCAAGATGCCGAAGTGCAAATTTTAGCCTGGGCCGGTAACATGACCATGTCTGGGCGTCAGTTTCAAGGACGGATGTTCGAATGATTTGGTCTATATAGGCTAAAAAATCCTCCTGTTTGGGCTACAATGGTGGCCTCGAACAGGAGGTTTAGATGTCAAGACCAGTTATTCATATTCCTAACGGAACCAAATTTGGGCGTATTACTGTGTTGTCGTCTTTTCAAACCGAGCCCAACACGCCGTGGCGTTGCAATGTGCGGTGTGATTGCGGAATGGAAAAGGTGATGAATAAGAGCAATTTGTTGAACGGTAACGCTACTTCATGCGGTTGTCTTGCGCGGGAGTTGTCTAGTAAACGCTGGACTAAGCATGGCCATTCCGGGGCAGGTGGTAAGCGCAGTCCGACATACACATCGTGGCACGCTATGTGGGATCGGATTCGACGTCCTAAGCCGCGCGAAGTGGCGACATACGGGAATTTGTATATCGACCCTCGCTGGGAAGAGTTTGCTAATTTTCTTGCTGATATGGGTGAGCGCCCTGAAGGTAAAACCATTGATCGCATCAACAACAGCAAGGGTTACTACAAGGATAATTGCCGCTGGGCGACGCCCTTCGAGCAAGTGATGAATCGCAAGGCGTGGAAAGTATCAGAAGCTGGCCGCGTTGCGCTGTCGAAGAATCTTGTTCTTGCGCGTGCTGCGCAAAATGCGGCACGTGCCGCGAAAGGTAAGTGAAATGGCAACGAACCCGAATCAACCGCAGCCTCAACCCAACCCGCAGCCCCCGGATCCCAACGACCCGAGCCAGCAGGATCCGAATCGGTAAGGAGCAGACCATGCCACTCGACTACGCCAATGCGACTATCGACAATCGAAACTCTGTCGGCCCTATCAGTGGCACTCCCGCTGCACCTCCCGGCACTCCGCCCGTTCAGCCGCCCATCGGCTACGACAAGCTGACCGCAGCGAACACCGAGATGTGGAACGGCCACATCGGCACCGAGATGGGCACGGGGGCGGTGGGCAATAAGGTTGTCGCGCTGGGGGGTACTCCCACGGATGGCTCCTCGCTGGTCGCGGCCCCGGGCACCCTCGGGCGCGACAAGGCGGGGGCTCTCATGACCTGGGTGACGTGTGGTGCGGGCTGCGCCGGGGGAGTTTCCGGCACCATTGCGGGTACGGTGTTCACGCCGGGTGCGGGGTCTTCGGTATCCCAGGGGGTCATTCCCGCCAATGGGTATGGGTGGTGCAAGAACTAAGGAGCAGGCATGTCTTTCGTGATGGGTAGCTCCTACGAAGGAGATAAAACTTATGAGGACGGCAGGCAGTACGCCGACGACGACAAGCTGCGCGTGCGTTTCGAGGTCCATGCCGTCAAGAACGAGTACGAGTCGAACCAGCAGGGTCGCCCGATCTTCTTCGATCAGGAGTACATCCAGATTGTCGTGCCGGGTTCGCGCGATGTCTCGACGTTCCCGCTGGATGAACATTACAAACGACGCTTTGCCAAGGCTTATGCCCGGTGGAAGGCCGAGGGTGGTGGTGAACTCAAGATTCAGGGCACGATCCTCGCCGAACTGCCGTGGCTGTCGAAGTCGCAGATCGCAGAACTCAACTACTCCAACGTTCACACCGTGGAGCAGTTGGCTGAGATGAGCGATGTCAATGCGATGAAGTTCATGGGCAGTTACCAGCTTCGTGAGCGTGCCAAGAACTTCATGCTTGCCGCTGCAGGCGAAGCCCCGGCCCTGAAGCTGCAGGCCGAACTGGAGCAGCGCGACAACCACATTCAGGTGCTGGAGCGCAAGATCGAGGAACTTCAGGCGGCATTCGAGCGAATGGAGCAGAAGCGGAAGTAAGCCGTGCAGTATTGGCCTGCCATCGATATCGTCAATCAGGTTGCCGGGGAGACAGGGCAGGCCAGTGTCACGACCATGTTCGACCCGGCGAGCAACAACGATGTCCAGTTGACCCAGATGCGTGCGGCGCTGCAGTCGGCGGGTAATGAGCTTCTGCTGTATTACCCCTTCGAGCAGTTCACTCGGTCATTGGCTTTCCCGCTGGTGACTGACCAAGCCAAATACGATCTTCCCCCTGACTGGTCTTACTTCGTGGACCAGACCCAGTGGGATACTACGAACCATTGGCCACTGCTGGGGCCGAAATCTGCTGCCGAGTGGGCCTGGATCAAGGGTGGGCTCGTAGCGAGCGCCCCCCACATGCGCTATCGCGTGATGGGCAACAAGCTGGAGTTCTACCCGGTGCCCGCTTCGCCGTTCGGCATCAGCATGGAGTACATCTCCAGCAACTGGGTGCAAACCCCCGCATCGACGGATGACTTGCCCGATGCCGCGATGGTGCAGAGCGACGGAGACATTGTTTGGTATCACCCGTGGCTGATGGTGAAGTTCACCAAGCTGAAATGGCTGCAGTTGAAGGGGTTCGATACTTCTGCTGCGGCGGGCGACTTCCAGCGCATGTATGAGGCCCTGAAGGGCAAGGATGTCGGTGCCCAGGTCTTGTCCCTGGTGCCGCAGGTTTCGCCCATGTTCATCGGCCCGGGAAGTATTCCCGATGGGTCATGGGTGGTTTAAATGCCTACTGCCGTCCAACAAGGCGCAGGGGTCACGACCGTGCCCTCCCCCATGGGCGGGGTGAACTTCTATGACTCCTTGTTCGGGATGCCTGCCGAGGATGCGGTTCGCCTGACCAACTGGTGGCCGCAGGTTTACGGCTGCATTCATCGGCGGGGCTTCGTGGAGTGGAAAAAGGGCTTGCCCGGGACGGTAGGCTCGCTGTACGCCTACCATACCCGCGCCAAGAACGTCTCTTTTCTCTATGCCTTCGCGGGCACGGCGCTGTATGACGTGTCAGCGCGGGATACCGTCAGTTCCCCGCCTGCGCTGACTGCCGTGGTGTCGGGTCTGACAACGACCATCTGGCAGGGCACCATGTTCGCCAATTCGGCGGGTGTCCACCTGTTTCTCGTGTCTGGCCAGGACGATCCGATCTGGATCCACCAGACGGCACCGCCTGCGGTGGTCTTCGACCGCCCCAATGCCACGACCATCACGGGAATCGATCCGAAGCTGTTCATTGACGTGACGATCCACCAGAAGCGCCTGTGGTTCGTGGAGAAGGATTCGACCCGGGGTTGGTATCTCGGTCCTGAACTCAATGCGGGTGCCGCGACCCAGTTCGATTTCGGCCCGCTGTTCAAGCATGGTGGCTTCCTGCAGTCCCTGGCGCGGCCCTCGCCACTGTTCATCTATCGGCCGGCGCATTACCTCCGGCAATTCCACAAGAAATACGCCGACGCGGCGGCGCTCGAGGCCAGGATCAAGGAGATGCGCCAGCGCGGCTGGGCGCCGATGCACA